TGTACGTGCCGTCCATTCTTTCAGCATCAGCTTCAAGAGCTCCTACAAGAGCGGAACCGCACATTTCGACGACCGCATCAGCGACGTCGGAGCTCAACTTGCCGCTGCACATTCCGGGGAAGACAGCTTTCAAGAAGGCCATGAGGGGGTAGGCGAAGCTCAGACATTTGAACTTCATCCTGTTGGAAAGCATGGTAATACATCTTGGGTCGGTGATCTTGCCATACATCTCCCTTTTCATCATCATCGCACCGAGCGATTCCTGGAACTCACGCTCGTCGTCCCAGTTGTCACCGAGTCCTAGAAGTTCAGCAAATTGCCGTTTCTGTGAGGACTTCGTGAGACAGTCACTGAGCTCTTCCACAGTCAGTGGAACGAGTCGCTTGTTGCCAAGGGCAACCCATACTTCGAGAGCTTTCGCGGAAAACTCATCGACCAGTTGGGATTTGAAGTTTGAAAGGGGTTTTGGAGGTTCACGACAGCGATACTTCAACAAACGGCCGTGTACAGCTTGTGCCACGTTGCCGCGCGATTCGTCGAAAGCATACGCACCATCGATAAGGCATCCACCGAACGCATTCATGTTGCATTCGGCTTCTTCCTCATATTCATGGTACTGAACCCTCCTGATGGAGTCACCTGGTGCGTAAACCACAGGAGGTAAAACTCTGGTGGTATTCACGCGGATGTAATGTGCAAGCACTGCGCATTCTCCCTTTGGGTAGTCTGCGAGGCTTTTCACGGTGCTTGCGCTGGTCTTAGGCACTAGAGCATCCACACTTACCAGAGAATCATCGAGAGTCTTAGGAATTGTGATGGAGCAATGTGAGCCAACGCGCGAGGTTGAGACCATAACACCATCAGGTGTCATAATCTCTAACCGCAAGAAGTCGCCCTGCACTGGATTGAGGTGCTGGAGTCGCTGTCCTTGAATTGCGGCAGCTTGACGAGACCATGGCCAAGTGTAAGAGGCCTGTGGGATCAGAACTACCAAGCACCGTGATGTGGTGCCTGATACGTCAATCTTCTTTTTCACTACAGAATACACTGTCAGCTTCGGATAGGTGGGCAGTTTCCCTGAGGAAAACCACCCAGAAGATGCAATGATGGTATCTGAGTTGAAGTTGTGCAATTTGTGCCGGTATGCAGCCCTGTGTCCTTCTCCTCCACCACCTCCAGCAGTCATGCATATGAGGTCGCCATTGGCGTCGAAAGTCCAAACGAGGTCGCCTTCACCAGAAGACACCTTGTCAAGTTCGAAAGTGTAGAAGCAGTAGACGCCAGGGAAACGCGCCAGCATCGGCTCAAGGTCGAGATAGTAGTCCACATCCACGACACTTATAATGCTGTCGGGGGGAAGGACACGGCTC